CATCGGCCGGTTCTTCGGCGTGCCGGCCGTGCTGCTGAACCAGGCCAACGTCACCGCCTGGGGCTCCGGCATCTTCGAGCTCGTCGAGGGCTTCGTCCGGTTCAACCTGTCGCCCCTTGTGGTGGCGATCCAGCAGGCGATCGAGAAGCGCGTTCTGACGCCTGGCCAGCGCGCCAGGTACACGGTCGAGTTCGCGCTCGAGGGTCTGCTGCGCGGCAGCGCGAAGGACCGCATGGAGCTGTTCTCCAAGGGCGTCCAGAACGGCCTGATCACACGTAACGAAGCGCGCCAGCTCGAGAACCGCCCGCCGCTGGCAGGGGGCGATGTGCTCACTGCGCAGGTCAACCTGGTGCCGCTCGAGATGCTGGGCAAAGTCAACCCGAAAGGATCTACCGATGTTCCGCAAGACCCTGTCGCTCAGTGAGTGTGAGATCAAGCTGGCCGACTCCGGCGGCACGTTCGAAGGCTATGCCAGCGTGTTCGGTGGGAAGGACTCCTACGGCGACACGATCGTCCGAGGTGCCTACGCCTCGACGCTGCGCGAGCACGGCAAGCCGAAGATGTTCTTCAATCACGGCAGCTGGGATCTCCCAATCGGCAAGTGGCTCAAAGCCAAAGAAGACGACCACGGCCTGCAGGTGTCCGGTGAGTTCACCGCCGGCCATCGGATGGCCGAAGACGTGCGCGCGGCGGTCAAGCACGGCACGGTCGACGGGCTGTCGATCGGCTACTACCTGAAGGCGGGCGACTTCGAAGAACTGGACGGCGGCGGACGGTTGATCAAGAAAATCTCCAAGCTGGTCGAGGTGTCGATCGTGACCTTCCCGGCTGACGATGCGGCTCGCGTGGACCTGGAGTCCGTCAAGGCGGAGCTGGCCGCGATCGAGACGATGCGCGATTTCGAGCGCTTCCTGCGGGATGCAGGGGGCCTCTCCAAAGGGCTGGCCGAGGCATTGGTCAGCCGCGCGAAGGTGGTGTTCGGCCCGGGGGATCCGGCCGGGGAAACCAAAGCGAAGGCGGAAGCGGAAGCGAAGGCGCTGCGTGAACTGAATGCGGCGTTCGCCCGATTCCAAGTGCCGAAGTCACTGAACGGCGTGTGACCGGTCAGACCACCATCATCATCATCTGAGGATCCCATGGACCTTTCCGACGTTTTCAAGCAGCTCGGCTCGATCGAGTCGCAACTCAATGCCTTCTCCGCGAAGGCCTCCGAAGAAATCAAGATCGCCGGCTCGACCTCGGTCGAGTCGAAGGCCGCGCTCGAGCTGCTGGGCAACCAGCAAAAGGAACTCGCCGGCCGCCTGCTGCTGATCGAGCAGAAGGCCACCACCCCGCCGGCCGGTGGCGAGACTGCTGAAGGCTGGGGCCAGCAGTTCACGAAGTCGGAGGCCTACAAGGCATTCGTCGCGGGTGGTGCCCAGAAAGCGCGGATCGAGGTGAAGAACACGCTGACCGGTGCTGATGCGAACGTCGCACCGGACCGCAAGCCTGGTGTCGTCGGCGGGGCCTTCAACACGCTCACGCTCGAGTCCCTCTACGTCGCGCTGCCCACGACCTCGAACGCGGTCGAATACACCAGGGAGAACGCGTTCACCAACTCGGCGGCGGAAGCGGCTGAGGGTGCAGCGAAGGCGGAGAGCGCGTTGACCTGGACGCTGGTGAACCAGCCGGTGTCGACCGTCGCTCACTGGATCAAGATTAGCCGCCAACTGGCCGCCGACAACGCTGCCCTGGCCGCCTACGTGAACCTGCGCATGCGCTATGGCGTCCAGCTGCGCGTCGAAGCCCAGCTCGCCGTTGGCGACGGTGTGGCACCGAACATCGCGGGCTTCATGAAGTCGGGCAACTACGTGGCCCACGGTTACGCCAACGCGGCGCTGGGCTCAGTGCTCAAGAAGTGCGTGCTGATCCGCAAGGTGATGGCCGATCTGTGGACGGCAGGCTACCCGGCAGATGCGATCGTGATGAGCGCAACCGAATGGGCCGCCATCGAGATCGATTTGATGACGACCGCCGCTGGCCAGTCGCTTCTGAGCGTGTCGGAAGGTGGCCAGCCGCGCCTGTTCGGCCTCCCGGTTGTCCAGTCGGTCGGCATGGCCGCTGATACGTTCGCCGTGGGCAACTTCGCGCAGCACGGCACGATCTACAACCGCGAGGGCGTGGTCGTTGAGATGAGCGACAGCGACAGCGACAACTTCACCAAGAACCTGGTGACGCTGCGCGCCGAGCGCCGTCTCGCGCTGGCGACCGAGCGTCCCGCGGCCATCCGCGGTGGTGACCTCACCCCGGCCTGATCTCGGCGCCTGAACTGGCGCTTCATCCTCGCGCGGCAGCTTCGGCTGCCGCGTTTCTTTTGGGGGTTCCACATGAAACAAATCGAGATTACGGTGCCGACCGTGTCGGCGGTCTTCGGCCGGTTGGGCGTCGGCGATGTCATCCGCTGCGGCGATGCCGAAGCGGCCGAATTCGTCGACCAGCACCGTTGCGCCAAGTACGTCGAGCCGGCCGCTCCCGACGGTACCGCGACGGACAAGGAGTAACCCATGGCCAAGTGGGCACACGCAACACTTCTGGACAACGGGCCGCAGATCATCGTCACCCGAGCCGCCACGGCCGGGCGCATCAAAGAGCACGTCATCAAGGCCTACACCGCGGGTGACAGCTACTCGACGGTGGTCACCACCAACTCGGTCGGCAATGTCGACCTGGCCGCCGCTGACGTGCCGTTGTCCGGTGCGGCCGGCGCGAGCCGCACGATGACTGTCGCTTCGAAGACCGGCACCAACGCCAGCGCGAGCTCCGGCGCGAGTCCCAACTTGCACCTGGCGATCGTCGACACCACCACCAGCGAGGTCCTGCTGGTGACTGACGAGACCACCGACCAGGTCATCACGTCTGGGAATCCGCTGACGTTCCCCAGCTGGACCTATGCCGTCGGGCAGCCAGCCTAAGTCCGTGAACCGGGCTGACGTGGCGCCGCTCGAGCTGCATGCGCCTGCTGAGTGCGCATGAGCTCGGGCGGTGGCTGCTCGAGCAACCGGACGGGCCGGTGGCCTATCGCGGGCCGCCGTGGGCGATCAACTTGCCTGCCGTCGTGACCAGGGCCTGTCGGGCGGTCGCGACTGTCGACTCGATCGCCAAACGGCTCGACTTGATCGTGATCGAGGCCGACCCCGATCACCAGTTACAGGAGATCCCTCGTGGACAACCAGACCCTTCGAACCAAACTGAATGAACTGGTCGCGGCTGACCCGGCCGTCGCCACGATGGTCGCCGCCGGCAACGACTCGGGGGTGGCTAACGCGATCAACGCGCTCGGCCTCACCCGGCTGCGCTCTCGTCTCACCACCTCGCGTGGCATTTATGCTGCGCTGGGCATGGCCGATGGCGCGGCCGTGATGCACATCCTCAACTCGCTCGCGGCTGGCCAGCTGCCTGGCGGCGCCGGCCCGATCCCTGCAGGGCACCCGCTGCTCGCGCAGGTGCCGGTGTTCGCCGATCTGGTGCCCTGGCTGCGCCCGCCGTGCGAAGGGCTCGACTTCGGGTCGGCGGACCTGCAGGGCGTCATCAGCGCGCTGCAGGTGGGCGGTCTGTTCACAGAGACCCAAGCCAACGGGCTGCGCGCACTGGGCAAAGAGCCGGACACGGTGAGCACCGCCCAGGTCTCCGAAGTGCTGAAAGAAGGGCTGTAACCATGGCTACGAATGACGCAATCCAGTCCCGCGGCACTCAAAAAACGATCGCCTCGTCGCTCTCCGGTACGGTCGCGAACAACGCGATCTCGGCGGTGCTCACCAACGCGTACTCGGCGTCGGACACTTTGGGCAAGCCCGATGCGGAGTTCGCCGCAAAGCTGGTGTTCGGCGCGAACCCGACCGAGAACAGCGTGGTCGATCTCTATGTCCGGCCGCTGAACATCCACAGCACAACGACTGACGCCGAGGTGCCGACGGCCACCTACAAGCCGCACTTCGTCTGCAGCTTCATGGTCAAGGGCGGCCAGACCACGACCAATGCGTTCGGGGTCGGCCGCGATTTGCCAAAAGAGGGCGAGTTCTACTTCTACAACAACAACACCGGCCAGACGCTCCAGACCACCTGCGAGCTGTACATGACCCCGATCACGCTCGGACCGTCGGCGTAAGGCACACCAGTGTCGTTCATTCTGACGTCGCGGACCAGGCAGAGGCAGCCGAGAGCAGGCGCTCGGATCGACGCTAAAAGCCCATTCGCCAAGGGGTTGCGTTTTGCGACTGACGGAGGGTTTCGCGACGCAGTGAACAACGTAGATCCGGTCTTTGTTGGCGCTGTAAGAACTGCCGGTTCGGCCGGGAATGCAATTGGGCTTAACGGCGGGTCCGATGATCATGTGGCCTGGCCCGTTGCGCCGCTGTCATCGGCCGCAACGCCGATTACCTTATCGTTTCTGGTGTCTCTAACTGTAGTGCCGTCGTTGAGCGGCATCGGCGGGTACTCGTTCTCGAACACGTTCAACGTTACTGATTCTCCGGGGCAAAGGCGCGCTCTTATTTCGTACCCAAACGCGCCGGGGAATCTGTATTGGTGGGGTGATTCACATGATTTCGATTCTGGAATCCCAACAGATTCAACGGGTCTGCTGCGACATTACGTTGTCACAAAGAGCGTCGGTTCTCTTTCGGAAATCATTCGCATTTACATCGACGGAGTTCTAGCTGCGTCCGGTACCGCGTCGGGACCGGAATTGTCTGCCCCGTCTCCCATGTGGTTTGTTGTAGGGTCACGGCATTCGGTTGGCAGTGCCACAGCCACCGGGCGCGTTTACGGAGCGGCGGCTTGGGAGCGCGAGTTCTCAGCGGAGGACGTTTGCGATCTTAGGGCCAGACCGTGGCAGTACTTTGAGCCCGAGCGCCGCGCCGTCTTCTACAGCATCGCCGGCGCCCCATCTAGCGCCATCATCGCGTCCTACCGCATGCGCCGGCCGGGCCTGTCGAAAGTGTGGCGATGAGGGGTGGCCTCAAGCTCCTGGTCGCACCGGACATCCCGGTCGAGCTGGTCTCCGGCCGCCGGCTGGCGGCGACCGCGACCCCGGCGGCCGTCCGAGCCGATCGAGGCGTCCAGCTCAACGGCGCGACCCTTTCCATTCCGGTGGTGCCGTTCACGCTGGGCCGTGCCGTCACGGTGCTGCTCATCACGCGCACGCCCAGCGGGACCACCTATCCCGGCACTGGCAACGTCGTCCAGTTCAACGGCGGCTCGGGTGTGGTGCCCCTGCTGAGCAACAACAGTGGAACCGGCATTCGATGGACGCCGTCCTATGCGGCCGCCTCGGCGATCGTGCCTGGCACGTTCTTCAATGCGTCCGAGAAGAAAGTCCTGTGGGGCCTATCGACGGCGGGCGCGCATTCGATCGTCGTCGATGGCACCGAATCCACGGTCGACACGTCGGCGTCGTATGACGCTCTGACCGTCACCAGCGTCGACGTCTTGGGGCTCGATGCTGCGACGGTGGTGTCCTACCTGGCAGTGTTCGACCGGTATCTCGATCTGGCCGACCGGCGCGAGATCGAGCGTGATCCGCGCATTCTGACCAGACCGGACCTGGTCTCGGTGTTCTTCGAAGTGCCGGCCGGTGTGACGCTGGCCGGGGCTGGCGCGACCAGCAGCACTGTCGCCGCGACTGGTGCACTCGGCCAGCAGCACGTCCTCGCCGGGGCTTCTGCAGCCAGCGCAACGGCAGCAGCTACGGGAGCGCTCGCTCAGCGTCATGTGCTGGCCGGGGCTTCTGCAGCCAGCGCAACGGCGGCAGCTACGGGAGCTCTCGCTCAGCGCCATGTGCTGGCCGGGGCCGGCGCGGCCTCGAGCAGCACAGCCTCGACCGGCGCGCTTGGACAGGCGCACGCGCTGGCCGCGTCGAACGAGACCAGCTCGAGCACAGCGGCGGCTGCAGCTATCGGCCAGCGGCACATCCTGGCGGGCGCCGGCGCGACAAGCTCGACGGCCGCCTCGACGGGTGCCCTGGGCTCTGCAGGGGTGCTGACGGCTGCGAACGCGGCAAGTGGCACGGCCGCGGCTGCCGCTGCGATCGGCCAGACGCATGTTCTCGCCGGCGCCAGCGCAGTGTCTGCCACCGCGGCGTCGGGTGGGGCAATCGGCACGGCCGGGTCTCTGGGTGCAGCGAATACGGTGTCGGCGACGGCCGCGAGTGCGCCAGCCATCACCCAGACGCATGTGCTGGCCGGTGCGGCTGCGGTTGCGGCTTCTGCTGCCTCGGCGCCGGCGGTATCGCAGGGGCACATCCTGGCGGCGGCGGGCGCCGCCTCGAGCTCGGCGGCCTCGTCTCCAGCCTTCGGCGTCACCACGATCGTGCTGGTGGCCGCACCGGTGGCGATCGACTCAATCGCGCAAGCGTCGGCCATCGTTCAGCGCCATGTTCTGGCGGGCGGCGGCAGCGTCAGTGCGACCGCGGCGAGCCGGCCGTCGATTGGGGTCACGACGGCGCGCCTTGGTGTTCGCGCTGACGGCTCGGCCTCTGTGGCCATTCAGCGGTCCTCGCGCCCGCGATCCAGATAGGAGCACCCCATGCCAGTCACGATGCTCACCGGCCCCACGGCCGACGATGAGCCGGTCACCCTTGCGCGCGCGCGACGGCACCTGCGCCTTCCGGACGACTTCACGGACGACGATGCCGACATCCTGGACTGGATCTCGGCCGCTCGCGAAGAATGCGAGGGGCATCTGCGCCGCTCGATCGCGCGCCAGCAGCTGCGCCTGAGCCTGGACGTCTTCCCTGGTGGTGATGGCGCCATCAAGCTCCCGCGGCCGCCTTTGGCCGAGATCCAGTCGGTGGTCTACACCAGCACCGCCGGCGTCGACACCACGCTCACTGGGCTGGCGTACTACATCGACGATGGCCAGGCGCAACCCTGGCTGCTTCCGGCCCATGGGACCACCTGGCCGTCGACCCTGGATGGTGTGGCCAATGCGGTGCGGGTGACATACCTGGCCGGGTGGACACCAGCCGCATGCCCGCGGGCGATCGTGTCGTGGATCCTGACCCGCATCGGCACGCTGTACGAGAACCGGGAGGCGGACGCGGAGAAGGCCCAGGTCCCGCTCACCTTCGTGCCGCGGCTGCTGGACCGGTGGCGCGTGTACCAGGATGAGGCCCTCTGATGCGCGCGGGCCCGCTTCGGCACAAGGTGATCCTGCAGGAGAAGAGTGTCACCGGCCGCGATGCCAAGGGCGGCGAGGTCATCGACTGGGTGGAGTTCTCGACGGTACGCGCCAATGTCGTGCCGCTGCGCGGTCGCGAATACGTGGCGATCCGCCAGGCCCAGGCCGAGCTGCAGGTGCGCATCGAGATGCGCTTCCTGTCCGGCGTCACCAGCGCCATGCGGGCGGTCCACGGGACGGCGATCTACAACATCGCCGACGTGATCGACGTCGGCGGGCGCCGGCGCAACCTCGAGCTGATGTGTACGGCGGAGGCTCCGCCGACATGAGCGACGTGACCGTTCGGACGAACCTGCCGGCGTTCAGTGAGCAACTGCGCCAGATCGGCCTGCAGATGGAACGCAAGGTGGTGCGCGCGGCCACCCGGGCGGCTGCTCGGGCCTTCCTGTCGTCGACGCGCGCTGGCGCCCCGAAGATGGCGGAGCCAGGCCGGCGCGGGCGTGTGCCTGGGACGCTGCGCCGGGCGGTCTACCTGACGCGCGGCAAGAAGTCCGGCCGTGGTCTGGAGCACTTCTTCGTCGGTGTGCGCCAGGGCAACAAGGCCGCGGCGACGGGGCGCGATGCCTTCTACTGGCGCTGGATCGAGGCCGGGCACGTCGCGCGCGGGCCTGGCGGCCAGATCAAGGGCGGCACCCGGCTGCGCGCGGTGACCCGCGACCGCCTGATCGCAGCTGGCGTGCGGTTCGTCGAGCCGCGCCCGTTTCTGGCGCCGGCGTTCCGGGCAAACCAGTCGCGATCGCTGGCGATCTTCTACCAAAAGCTCGCCGAAGCAGTGAGCCAGTTTTCCAAGGATCGCCCATGAGCGCCGAAGACCAACTCTATGCGGCGCTGTCCGTGTTCGCACCGCTCACGGCTCTGGTCGAGACGCGCGTCTATCCGGACTACGTTCCTCTGAAGATCCTGCTGCCGGCGGTGGCCTTCAACCGGGCCGACACGGAATACATCAACACCTTGTCGGCGCTGGCGGTCGCGGCGAAGGCAACGATCGAAATCGTGAGCATGGCATCGACACGATCGGCTGCGGACGCGGTTGCGCTGGCCTGCCAGCAAGGCTGCGTTGCAGCGAATTTCCCGCCGGTCAATCGGCGCACCGACTACGACGCCGATAGGGACATCTGGGCGACGGTCATCACTGTGGACATCTGGGAGTAAACCATGGCAATTCGGGGCATCAATACCCGCGTCGAGATCCAGGCGACGCTGGACACTGCAAAAACCATCACCGCCATCACCAAGGCAAACCCCGGCGTGGCCACGTCGGCCAGCCACGGCTACACCAACGGTGAGGTCGTCGTCCTGGCGATCGACGGTATGGTCGAGCTGAACGGCGTGGCCTGCCGGGTGGCCAACGTCGCGGCCAACACGTTCGAGCTCGAGGGCATCGACACCACGTCGTTTGGAACCTTCTCGTCCGGTACCGCCAAGGAGGTTCTGACCTGGGACACCTTCGCCAGCCTGCAGAACATCGAGCTGCCGAACCAGGAGGCGGCGAAGATCGACATCACGACCCTGCATGACACCCAACGCCAGGAAACCCTGGGTCTGCCGGGTGCCGTGTCGGGCACGATGAGCGGCCTGTTCGCGCCCACCGAGGTGGCCGTGACGAACATGCGAAACGCCACCCGGGCGTCCAGCCCGCGGGCGTTCCGCATCACGTTCGAGACCCAGCAGAAGGCGATCTTCAACGCCGACGTGTCCGCTGGCCAGGGCTTCTCGATCCAGCAGAACGCGGCGGCGACGGCGAGCTACTCGCTGACCATCAAGCGCTTCGTCAACTTCTACGCGTCCTGATGGCCAGCCTGGTTGAGCGCATGCGGCGCTCGCGCGAGCGCTGGCTCGAGCGCGGTTCGAAGTCCTACCTGTTGCGGCGGCCGACCCTCACGAACCTCATGCAGTGGAGCGGCAACAACGGCGAGGACCTGGTGCGCCGGTGCCTCGTCGGCTGGCGCGGGTTTGTCGAGGCCGATCTGGTGCCCAGCGGGTCGTCCGAAGAGTGCGCGTTCGAGCTCGAGGCGGCGATCGAGTGGCTGATGGACCGACCCGAGGACATGGCCGCGATTGCCGACGAACTGCGCGCGCGCGTGCTGGCGTTCGTCGCTGAGCAGAAGGAAGACGAAAAAAACTAGGTCTGCTCCTGCGGGCTCAAGCCCTTACCGAACAGGGGTTGCCGCAGGGGCGCGCGGTCGAGCGCACGCCGGCGATGGCGATGGCGATCGAGGCCTGGAATCTGATGGGCGGCCTGGACTGGGCCGCGCTGCCGACGGTGTTCGAGATCCTCGACATCGAAGACGTGGACAGCACCGTGGGATGCCTGCTCGCGATCCGTGAGCACATGAAAGAGAGCTGATGCCAAACCTATTCATCGACATCGAGGCCCGGTACGCCAAGTTCCAGGACTCGATGGCCAAGATGGAGTCCACGACCCGCACGTCGGTCAAGGCGATGGAGGGCCACTTCAACGGCCTGGGCTCGGCGATCGCGAACATCACTGCGGGCCTGTCGGTGGGGCTCGTGCTGACGTCGATGCGCGATGCGGTGCAGCAGCTGGCGGCGCTGGACGATGCGGCCGACATCACCGGGGCCAGCGTCGAGTCACTGTCGTCGCTGCTAAACACTCTGAAGCCGTCTGGCGTGGGCCTGGAGCAGGTCACCGACCTGGCGGGCAAGCTCACCCGCGCGATGGCCGGCGCCGATGAAGAGACCAGTTCGGCCGCCGCAGCGTTCCGGGCACTGAAGGTCGAGACCAAGGATGCCGCGGGGAACCTGCGCCCGGTCGATGACGTGCTGGTCGATCTGGCGAAGTCGCTGTCCCAGTACGCAGACGGCTCGAACAAGGTGGCCCTGGTCCAGGCCATCCTGACCAAGAGCGGGGCGCAGTACCTGCCGCTGCTCAAGGATCTGGCCTCGACCCAGCGGGAGGCGGCCACGGTTACCGCCGACCAGGCAGAGCAGGCGGACAAACTCGACAAGTCGATGGCGGCGCTGGCGGCGTCCGTGAATGCGGTGAAGATCTCGATCGGCAGTGCGCTCATCCCCCAGCTCAACGAGGTGATCGACAAGTTCAAGGCGGCGCGCAAGGCGGGCCTGGACTTCTGGGACGCGATTCGCCAGGCCGGTGGCGCGCAGCCGACTGACGAGGTGGAGAACCTCAAGCGGCAGCGCCAGACCAATCTGGACGACCTGCAGCGATTCACCAAGGAGTTCAACGACTACGCCAGCGGCAAGCGGCAGCCGCAAGAAGGGCGCGTCGACCGGCTGCGCGAGCTGATCAACGAGCGGGGCCAGGCGGTGGCCCGCTACAACAAGGAGATCGAACGGTTCCAGATCCTTGTGGACACCGATCTCAGCAACGGGCTGCCGGATGGTGGCGTGGCGCAGGCAGGTAAGCCGCCCGCAGCGCCGCGGCTCCCCGGCAAACCCGAGAAGCCGGACAAGATCGACCGGGCGGAGCTGACCGCTGACCAGAAGGCGGTCATCGAGGCTTTCGAGGCGCTCACTAAGGCCGATGCGGCCGCGGTCGCGCTGGCCAAGAAGATCGAGATCATCGACGCGGCGTTCTTCGATGGGCGCGCCAGCGCTGAGTCGTATGACGCTGCGATCCAGGCCGCGTTCAAGACCCAGGCGAGTGCCGGCAAGGAAGACGAGCGCGTGAAGCTCGCCGACAAGTGGAAAGACGCGATCGACCCGGTGCGTCAGTACGTCAAGGAACTCGAAGAGGTGCGCCGGCTGGTGGCCGAAGGGTTCCTCACGAAGGACCAGGGCCTCGAGGCCGAGTTCACCATCCAGCTCAAGATCGACGATGCCGCGTTCGGCAAGCTGGACAAGCAGGTCGACAAGTCCAAGGGCCTGTTCGATGACTTGGGCGAGGCGTTCTCCAGCTCGCTCGGCCAGGGCGTGCTCGCCGGCGAGCGGCTCTCCGACACGATGCGATCGCTCGGGCAGACGCTTCTGAGCATCGGCGTCCGCGAGTTCCTGACTAAGCCGTTCAGCGAGTTCCTGAGCGCCGGGCTCAAGTCTGGCGACTTCCTCGGAATGCTCGCCGGTCTGTTCGGTGGCAGCTCTGGCGGTGGTGGTGGGGGCGGTGGATTTACTGGCATCAGCCTGCCGGGGCGCGCCCTGGGCGGCCCGGTGACCGCCGGCAAGGCCTACATGGTCGGCGAGGTCGGTCCCGAGCTGTTCGTGCCCAAGAGCAACGGCACGATCGTGCCGAACAACCGACTCAGCGCCGGCGGTGGGGTGTCGATCGTGCAGAACATCACCGTCGCCAGCGGCGCGACTCGCGGCGAGGTCCTGGCGGCCATGTCGGCGGCCAAGGAATCGGCCAAGCGCGAGATCTATGAATCCATGCGCCGCGGTGGCGCCTTCGCGGCGGGGTAAGCATGTCGACCTTGGACTACCCGACCAGCGCGCACTTCGTGCCGCAGGCCATGGACTGGAGCCTGCGGGCCAATGTCTTCATGTCCACCTCGCCCTATTCCGGCGACGTGCAGACCGTCGAGGTCCCCGGCGCGCGCTGGGGCTGCTCACTCACCTACGCGCCGCAGCCGAACGCCCTGCAGGCCGAGCTCGAGGCGTACTGGGCTTCGGTGCGCGGCCAGGTCAATCGCGTGGCGCTGTGGCACCTGCAGCGGCCGGCCCCTCGGGGAACGCTTCGCGGTACGCCGACCCTGGCTGCTGCTGCGGCGCAGTTCGCGACCTCGGTGCAGATCACGGCGGGGACCGGCGAGACCCTGCTCAAGGGCGACATGATCGGGGTGGGTGGCTACATGGTGATGGTCACCGGAAACGCCACCGGTGCGTCGGGGACGTTGACGGTGCCCATCACGCCTCCGCTCCGGGTTGCGCGCTCGATCGGCGCCCCTGTGATCTGGGATCGCCCGACTGCCCTGTTCCTGTTGACCTCGCCCGAAACCCGCGTTTCGTGGTCGGCGAAAGTTTCGCCTGGCATGGCCGTTGACCTGGTCGAGGTGTTCGCATGACGCGCGCATGGGGATCCACCGCACTGACCACGATGGCCGCGTCCCATCTGCAGGTCGTGGTGTTCGTCGAGATGGACTTCGCCGGTGGCTTCGTGCGCGTGTGCAACGCGTCGCATGACATCGAATGGAACTCGCTGACCTGGCGCGGCCTGG